ATCGGATCGGCGGCCCGTTGGGCCATATTAATCTGATGCTGTTGGTACTGCGGGTCATACTTTTGACGAACTCCAAGCATTTGATCTTGCATTCCCGAATCGGCCATCGCTCCGACATAATCACGGGCAGATTTACCCGCATCAAATTCGGCTAATTTGGGTGGTTCTTTACCTCCCCCAAAAAGTTTCTGTAGGAAGAACGAGGGGACTCCTGAAGAGTTAACCGGTTCACCCGCTCCACCCGCCTCCATAAGCATTTGGGCTTCCTGTTGATTAATGTACGCTAATCCTTCGCCCTCGGGTGCTTCGGAGTTGAGGAGGGCGGCGGCTTGGCGAAGTGGATCTTCAGGTGCGTAGGATGGAATGCCCGAGGGAGTCATTTTCCCCGATGCTCCAGCATTCTTTAAAATCTTCTTTTCTGCATCATTTATATATGCGAGCGATTCACCTTGTGGGGCATTATACTGGGCAACTAATTGGTCGGCCATAGATTGGGCGTATGCTTCGGGGTCCGATAATTTCTGTAAAATGTCCATATTAAGTTTTGATTATGTAATTTAAAATGAATGTTGGCTGGACATTGTTGTGGGCTCCGCCTCCGCCTGTTGAACCCGATGTGCCGGCAACATTCCTAGACGCCTCTGCCGAGGAATCCCCTCTTAAAGTAGTTCCGGAGGAGGGGGTAGAGTGAGTATGAGCCGGCATTTCTGCGATTGAAAGCGTGTGAGTTTCACTTCCGCCTGAACCGCCTAAAACATCTCCATCGACTCCGCCAGCCAATCCGGTCAATCGATTAGCAGAAGAACCTCCCATATCATCCTGTCCAGCAATTACTCGCCCTCGAAGGTCGGGGATGTTAAAAGTCGTTGAACCATCTCCCGATCCGTAGGTTGTTCCTATAAGTGCAAATAGGGCGGAATAGGTTGTCCGTGAAATTGGCGTGTCATTGCAAAGAAGGTAACCAGTCGGGGCTGGAGATGCTCCCGCATAAGGCATAATCGAGCCTGTTGGCATAAGAACACTTACTGCACCAGCATCGAGCTTTACCGCTGTTACTGCTCCATCTTGAATCTTGGCAGTGATGACGGAATCCGTGGCCAACTGAGTCGATGTGATTCCAGCATCTTTTACTTTTAATTTACTCGATCCTAAAGTGAGTGTCGAATTATCAGTCGTATCTGCCGCCGAGGTAAAGGTGCAGTTATTCGCTATATCATTCAGCTTGGTTGCGGTGACTTGGTCTCCGCTGGCAAAAGTCTGTCCTGTTGTAATTACTCCCATGATTTTTCCTCTTTATAAAATACTTGTTGTCGCTCGATCTGTGATTTGTGCGTCTACTTTTACCGCCCTTAAAAATGGTCTGCCTGTGTTAGGTTTAAAATCTGCCTGTATTCCGAAGCCTCTTTTGTTCACCCTCATTCGGAGCGAGGAATCTTCATCTGCTGGTAATGTTGAGCCGATTAGACTGGATATCGATGTGGCGGTGGATGTTGAGTCAGGATCTTCAGTTATGAAAGTGATATCACCATCCGTTACCGTCTCGCTTCCACTCTTAATATGAAACTCGGCTCGACTGAATTTTTTCCTGTCCAACGACTCAGCGTCATATTGACGAGTGGTTACTTGGCTGACAACAGGGATAGTTGCGGGAATCGCCTGACCGGCAGTCATGCTTACCACATCGCCCCCCTCAAATCCATCGACTTTATGTACTCCGCCTTCTTCTGTAGTCAGATAAAGGGCATTCTGTGAACCCTCTTTGCCGACTATTAATTCACGAATTGCAAACTCGGTTGAGTTGACAGTGTCGATGCTCTCGAATCCACCGTTTAAGAAACTGTACACGATTATAGTGTTCAGCTTGGAGGCTAATGCCCCACTCTCAGAATTTAGTGGTAAGGCGAGCCAATATTTATTGTCAAAATAAACTCCGCAAGACAGATGAACATAGTCTTGGTTAATTCGGTCGATAAATGGCTGGATGGTTTCGGAAATTGGTGTGCCTGTTCCTCTCAAATTATATTCGTCAAGAAATTCTACACTGAAAATACCTTGGTCGGATAGAAACATTATTTGGTTAGCTACCTGGATCACAGACTTTCTTGCCGAGCATCCGATTTCAGTAGTCACCACATTAGTCGAAACATCCGCAAGAGATCCGCTTATTCCTGTCATCAGATGGATCGATTTTCGATTAAATACTACGAGCGAATCTTTCGTAAACGGAGTAAGCTGAACGAGGTAATCACTTTGCCCGGCGGATGGTCTGAACTGATTTCCGATTACATCCACTGTATCAAAATCCATGATGTCAGATGCTACGATTTCATCTCTAATTTCTCGATCCGCTGGAGTGGTGTCCGAGGTATACCAGTAAGGCATCCAAAGCCTTCGTTCGTGAACGATTCCCCAAGGTGCGGCGGGTTGGTGGATGTAGCCTTTCCCCACTGCTAATGGTTTATTAACTGTTAGAGTTTTAGACTGCCCGATTGAAACATTTGCGACTTCTAAATTAAATGTAAATTGATTGACTGTGGGTGCTCCCGTAACTCTGACTTTTTGATCGGCAAATAGGTCGAATGGGCTTGTACCTGACTGGATGGTTAAGTCATCGCCAGCGGACAGGCCGTGAGAATTTATATCCATCGTTACCACTCCGTCCTGTGCGACTGTTGTGGTGTCAGTCAGATAAAGCGGTGCGGTGTAAGTTCCGTTTGCCACTTTACTAAAGTCCGAGAAATATTCAACCTGTGCACCTGAAACATTAAAGGTTGTATTTTGGCTCGTTGCCATCGTAACTGTAAACTGATTGGTCGATGCAGTTGTCACTTGGTAACAGCCATTTGGATCATTCGTATAAGCACCCAATCCTGTTAAGGTAATGTAATCGTTAACTGATCGGCCATGTGCTGTGGCATTTACCGTTATTGTCTGACCGCTTTGTGATGCAGATGTGATACCTACTCGCTGAACTGCTGGGCTGGCCTCGAGAGTTGTCTGATTTGTCCGAAAGATATACATCTTCCCGAGTCCCTGAGTCATCTGAACTGGTCCATCGACTGACTCCCCTCCAGCCTCATACCGACACTTAAAAAGTGCCGAGTCTTTCAGACGCAGAATGATGCAAGTCGTATCTGTGGCGGTAAAAATATAATCATCGTTATTGGATGTGGCATCTGAAAAAACTGCCGATCCGAATACTTCATTTACTCCATTATCGTTGAGGGTAAAATTTAAAGTTGTACCTATGGATGTGCCGGAAGCTACCACGGAAGTATTCCCTACACTTTCACCCTTTACTGTAAAAGTGGTATCCGCTCCGCTATTGGCAAAAGTCAGAGTCTTAGTTGTAAAATTGACCGAAGCTAAAGTTTGAGTGCCATCGACTGAAGCATCAAGGTCATCAACATGAAAATCATCACCAGGTATAAAAGAAAGCGAAGGTGTTGCATTTAAAATTAAAGTTACCACATTGCTCTGCCGTTGGGCCGATAAGACAATCCAAGGCAATCGGATCGCATTTTCGCCCGAAGTGATTGAACCAAACAGAGTCGATAACCCTTTGCGAGTCTGCCAAGTTCCGTCCTTATTCATTCGCCCATTCTTCGACAATGCTACCTCACCAGGCTTTAACTGGTTAGGCCGCAGACGAGCATTCATCCGCAGAAAGAAAGTATCCCCTTCCGATGTGAATGGATCGTCTAATTTGCCGTATGATCGATACCGGCTCACTTCTTTTTCACCTCTTGGTAAATCTTTACCGCCATATATATAATCGTCATCCCACCAGCAATAATTCCGATTAGTTCATGGAAAGATCCGCTCAAACTAGCAAGCGATCCACCGAACCCAGCTAATGCGGTTCTGTCCATTAGAAAAGCCAATCGAGGATTATAATGCCAACGACAAGTCCGGCTAAAACAGTAAACATCTTTGCTTTCTTTGAAAGAGTTGAGAATTGATCTGCGAGTAATTTAAGATTTTTCACGGGAAGGAGGTTTTACAGGAAATGGTGCGCGAGTTTGATGTTTAATTGCTTCGGTTTGGGAACATTGACGGGCAGTGCGTTTTGCCACGAAGATTGGGATTGCAAGGTAGCCACCAAGGAGGATTGCCGCTCCGATAAGGATCTTTTTTATGTACGATGTGAATGCCTCGAAGCCTGTTTTATGCTCGGCAAGGCCGGCGCTCAAAAGTTTGTCCACATCTCCATGCGTTATGGATTCTACAAGCTCTTTTTTTTCGTCTGAAAGTTCGTAAATTCTTGCACCGGCATACGCAGTTCCCGCACCCAAAGCCGCACCGCCTGGACCGAATACTCCTCCGACAGCCGCACCGCCTACAGTTGCGGCGGGGGTGATGAGTGAGCGCATGGAACATCCGG